AGATTTCTTTTGTGTAATATGTATATAGGGCTAAATATCTGGTTATCAAGTAGTTAGCTACAGCCCCGGCGCTGGGCACTGGTCCAGGCAGCAGGATAGGCACTGGGTACAACCTTACCCCCCCCCGGTCCTGGTCCTGGTCCTGGTCCTGGGTATATGTTATAACAACTATCCTAACTATCTGATTATCAAGTAGTTAGCTCCGCTGGGGGGTCTGTCATAGTATTAAATACCTAGTGACTAGGTAAAAAGTACTACCTGTCTCAATGTAGACACATACAGCTAACTTGTTGATTATAAGGCAGTTAGCTATTTTTGACTAGGTATAAAACTCTACTATTTCAGATATCGAGGTAGGTGAGGGGTAGATACCAGCCAGGGGTAAAAGTCCCTTAGAAGCGCTTAAAATGCGTCCTGAGAGACTGACAAATAGTCAGGTGAATTTGTTGGTATTGTTAAAGTTTTTTTGTATTGGTCCACGCCGCCTGGCAACCTTGCCAAAAATATTAGATTGCTAAGAATATTAGCATCCGGTAAATTGCTAAAAATATTAGATTGCTAAAAATATTAGCAAAAGTGACCGGGTAACTTTTCGCCAGCGTCTAAGCTAGCCTCTCGGAGCGGGGGGAAGGGTTTAGTTGAAGGGTGCAATAACGAATTTCAAAATCACATTTTGGAATCGTATTATAATTTGTACTATTATAATAATAGTAAAAGAGTAAAGTAATACTATTATTATAATACCTTTACTATTCAAGTAAAGGTATTATAACTAGTTTATTATAATAAGGGGGTTTTTAGTGGTTAGGTAATGAAGGACACTCTACATTCAATATTGTATATTTTGATAGAAGGCTTCTAAGAGCCTTTCTAAATACATTCTATACAATCATATTAAACGACTAAGATATGACGACTAAGCAGCTCCTAATAGCTTTAGCAGGAGGCTCACTACCTAAAGGTGAACTCAAAGCAGAGATGTTTGCATTTTACAACTCTATGGTGGGCAAGAGCAAGTACTTCCCAAAGGAGGAGAATCCAAAGACTGCGTGTGGCAGTTGTATACAAAGAGTGAAGACCAATATTTGGAAATGGTATCACTACGATGAGAAAGCTCCAACATACAAGGGGTTGATATTCACTGGTAGGTTAGGTGTACGTAACATACCGCTATACACATTTGAAGATGCCAGCAAAAAGAAATCGTAAAGGGGATATTGTGAAAGGTCGTGGTAGCGAACTAACCACCCTTCAGTCCGAGTTCCTTGACAGGGTACGTGGTGAAGGTATGGATGCTTCTAGTAAGATAGCAAAGGACATTGGGTACACAAACTATTACCGTGATAGAAGAACAGCAGGCACAGCATTTCACAAAGAGCTAATGGCTATTGCCAATGCTGAGATGAAAAGCATCGAAGCGGCGAAGGGAACAAACCTCACTGCGTTGATTAGGATTAGGGACATTGCTTTAGCCAACAACGATATGAAGACAGCTATGGAGTCTATTAAAATTATCAATGATATGCAAGGCTATAAAGCTCCTACAAAGGTTGAACAGACTAAGTTGGACATTACGGCAACTATCGACCTAACCAAACAACCAGATGAAGAGCAAGATTATCTTGATACTGATGCTGAGCTTCTTGATTGGTAAATCACAGCAATGCAATCCGTATCACCAAATACACAATTATGAATTTGACAAAAGTAAATCCGCAGCGATAGGATATGTCTCCTGTATTCACGCTATGGGGGTAGTGGGAGAAGTAGGATATGACAAGATATTTGCAGGTGTGTTAGCAATGGGCAAGGGTCATAAAGGAGCAACCTATGGATATCTACAGTATGAATACTACAATAAGAGGTATAGGGTTTATGGTGGTCCAGCCTACAGGCTAAACAACAATCCAACAATGATGATTGGTCGGATAGGAATAGACTACGAGTTGTATAAAAATATTTACGGCTCGATAAGTTTGTTACAGGTAAGCCGTAACTTAAACTACTTTCACTACGGAGTAAAATTAATTTACTGATGCAGATAAAACTATACAACCCTACGAAACCACAAAAGGACTTTCATCAGCTGGTGCATGAAGACAAGCCTTTTATCAGTTGTGTGGTAGCCGGAAGACAGACAGGTAAAACCTTCTATATGCAAAACGATGCTGTGATGAGGGCGTTAAACAATCCAAAGCACAGAATGTTTTGGGTGTCTCCTATTCAGGACCAAGCAAACAAAGTGATGAAGGATATTGAGGGGATGTTCTCAAATCATCAGGAACTATGGACTCAGATTGTAAAAAGATATGACAGAAAACACAATGAGATTTATTTTTACAATGGTTCGTTTATTAAGTTTAGGTCCGCTGATAGTGGGGACAATCTTCGTGGTGCAACCCTAGATTATATATACTTGGATGAAGCAGCGTACATGAAGCTTGACTTCATAAACGAAGTACTGTTACCCATGGTGACTAGGACAGGAGGTAGGGTGTGTGCAGCATCTACGTTCAATGGACCTAATTGGTTTTACGATTGGTACAAAGAAGGTCAGGTAGAAGAAAATTGGCAGCAGATTAAAAGTGTAAAGAAAACATACCTCGACCTTAACGACAGAGATGTAGAGAAAACTGTGGCGGGAATCAAGAAATCAATGACTAAAGCTCAGTTTGACCAAGAGTTTTTGTGTAAGCCTGTATCAGCTAATGCATTATTCAGCAATGTTGAAGATGCAATCATCACCGAACTAAACACCTCCTACGAAAGAATCTACATGGGAATGGATATTGGGGTAGCGCAGGATTATACGGTTCTTACTGCAATGACCGAGGATTACGAGGTAGTTGATATAGACCGTTTTAATTACAAGGAAGAGGGAATGGACTATGAGGAATTTAAGGAACGCATCAAAGCCTTCTACCTGAAGCACGATGAGAAGTTAACCGCTGCATACTTTGAAGTAAACAATAACGATTTGCTGTTTGATGACATCACAGACGATGAAAGAATGTATAAGCTAATCCCTTTTTTGACTACAGCTCAAAGTAAGCCTGAAATGATACGCAACCTTATAAAACTTTTTGAAGATAAGAAGATTAAGATTCCTAAGAATGACGAGCTTATAAAAGAGCTGTACGACTTCAAGTCAAAACGAAATGCTATAACAGGTAATTTACAATTTTCAAACACAGACGGCAAGCACGATGACATGGTTATGGCTTTAGCAATTTGTGCATATTGTGCCACAGAAGAACAAGACGGCGGCGTAACAATGTTTTTATGATTACACTACGACAACATATTAAACTAATACAGTGCATAGAATCAGGAAAAAATGAATCTGATTTCACGAATGGTATGAAACCTGTTGAAGCTTTAAGGTTTAACAAAGCATCAAAAAATACTTATCCTGTACGGGAAAACATTAAACAACCTAGTGTAGACAAGAAGATATACACTACCGTTGAGTCTTTAGTACTAGGACAGTTTATTATGCTAGAGCAGATTATTACCCGTAAAACTAAGCTTGCAGACCATTTAATAGACCTTGAGATAGCTAAGTTGATTATCAGACCATCAAACCATATAGTGTTTGATAATGAAGACGCTGAAGAGGAAAAGGCTAATGAAGAAGATATACTAGATATGGATGTCTTAGAGGTATATTGGGTGCTAGATAAATTCATACAAAACAGAAACAAAACATTGTTTGAAGACTTCTCAGGAGTGTTCTACGATGTTTCTGACGATGATGATGAAGAGCAGGACGAACAAGAAAAAAATTCAGAGATGTTATTTAATCAACAATGGTATTGGTATTCTATTGTTAGGATGTTGGGTAATGAGGATATTACTAAATATAATGATATATATATGTTGAATATGAGTACTGTATTACCCGAGATGTCCTTCTTAGCCCAGCGCAGAAAGATAGAATCGGCAAAGGAAAGACAAAGACAGGCTCTACATAAATTGTAAATTAAAAAAAGGTTTATATGAATAAACTTACGGAACTTTACGAGGATATAAAGTCATTCTCTGACAATCACAATATGGTGAATGAGTTCTTTGTTGCTAACACTGAAGAAGATTTAAACAACAGAGAATTTAATTACAGGACACTAGCCCTAATGTTAGTTGATGCAAACATATCCAGAGACTTAAACTCACCAATATACACATTAGGGTTTATGGCTGTCGTTATAGACAAAGTTAAAAGAGACGATGACCTACAATCTATAAGGTCTTCTGAAGAAAATCTTTTTGTACTTGGGCAATTACAAGACTACCTATTGCAAGAAGGATTCTCCACAGTCTTTGGTGAAGTTGAGCTTGTTTCAGTTATTGGCGAGGATGAAAACATGACCTCTGCTATGTGTGACTTTAGCGTTGAGTTAGCCAGAAACCCTTACATCAAGGGCATTGATTTATAATATCAATGAAGAGTAGGAAGCAATACGAAAATCAGATACGGTTAATTGTTGTAGCTGAAACCATAAAAGAGTTCAAAAAGTCTGCCATAATTAAATCTATAGTAGATAATGCGAAGTCTTTAAAATTAATTGCTTCAGAAAGGCTTATAAATCCGAGCTGGTCAAAATCCATAACGCCTACTGCTGATGATAGATGGTTGATACCCGGAAAGAGAAAAGCTGTTATCGTTAGAGTATACAATACTAAAGCTGGAATCCCCTCAACAATTAAGATAGTAACCCAGATAACAGGAGGGTATGTAGACAGAAGATACTATCAGCTAACAGACGAATCAAAAGGAAAAAAATTCGGAGTTAGCGAAGAAGGTGTGGAAAGAATAAAGAATTGGATAAAGCTAAAAGCTAACAGAGGAAATACATGGAGGTTAAAAATAGGCAAAAAAGTAAGGGTCGCAGATATGAACAAACCTTCCGATGTTCAGAAACTGGCGTTTTTTATTGCTAGAAAGATAAGAAAGAGAGGTATAGCAAGCACGGGTTTTACCAATCCTTTTAAAGATAAGAGAACGGGTATAACACCAACTCTAGATAGAGCTGAAATTAGAATAAATAAAAGATTGACAGATTTATTTACAGACGAGACTGTAATAAATGTTGATAGATTAATGTTGAGAATATAATGGCTACCACACAGGAAAATATAAATAGGCTAAACAAATACACTGAAGAGCTAAAATTATTAAACAAGCAGTTAGAACAGCTTGAGAAAAATACAAAGGCTTACGAAAGAGTAGCTAAGCAAAAAGAGGTTACAGAAAAGAAAGCTGCAAAAGCGTCGAAGGATTTATCAACTTCTGTTTCTGGCTTAAATACTAATTTAAAGAACCATCCTAAGCTTATAGAAGAAGCTGCCGGTGCTCAAGATAAATACTCTAAAACAACAGAAGTAGCTACTAAATCTACGAAAGGTTTTGGCTCAAGGATACTAAGTTCTATAAAAACTCTAGGTGCTTATGGTGTTGCATACCAAGCTATAAATCTAGCTGCGCAATTATTTGCAACATTTACGATTAAAGCTCTTCAAGAATCAATAAAATTTGAAGCAGAGTTAGCAAAACTAGAATCAGTTACAGGTGCTAGTGCAGGTGAAATGAAGATTCTTAGTGATAACATTCTTGAGGTAGCAGGTAACACAAGGTTTACTTCTTCTCAAATTGTTGAGCTTCAAACATCTCTGGGTAAGCTAGGTTTTAGCACTGAAGAAATTGTAGCATCCACACAAGCTATTGCCAATATAGCTCAAGCTATAGGTGAAGATGCAGCTCCTGTGGCAGAAAGGATAGGTCAGATATTAAATCAGTTCAACCTTACAGCAGCAGAGTCTGTTCAGGTAGGTGATGTACTTGTCTCGACAATTAACAACTCTGCATTGTCGTTTGAATCATTTGGTACAGCGGTACAGTATGTTGGTCCACTAGCCGCAGAGCTTGGTACTTCTTTTACTGAACTTTCAGGAGCGATGGCTGTACTTGCTGATAGTGGTTTTACCGCATCTCGTATTGGTACAGGTCTTCGTGGTATATTAACAGAGCTAGGTACTACAGGTCAAGATTTGATTTCTATTATAGAAGATTTGGCAGATGAAGAAATCTCATTTGCTGATGCTGTTGACTTAGTTGGTAAACGCTCGGCAGCACAGCTACTCACCCTCGTAGACAATGTTGAAATATTAGAGGAAGCAGAAGAAAGATATGAAGAAACAGGTGCAGCTATTGTTGCATCCGCAAAACAGATTGATACATTCAGGGGTAACACCGAACTATTAAACTCTGCTTGGAATGCATTTCTGATTAATCTAGGTGAATTTTACAACAGAGTAGGATTCGTAAGAACAGCTTTGAGGATATTGGATTCTGAAGCAGCTGATACTGCAGAGGGTTTAAGCCAGGTTGCCAATGCCGACCCTGCAGTCGTAGCCACAGGATTTGATTTTGCTACGGCAAGATTTAGAGAATTAACTGCAGCAGGAATGGAGTACTCAGAGGCTGTAGCTCAAGCGCAAGTAGATGGTGCACAATTAATTGCAGAAAGTCTTTATCCCATAACTGATGCGATGTTTGCACAAGCAGGAGGGGTAGACGAAAGAAAAAAATCATTAGAAGCACAGAAGAAAGCTCAAGAGCAAATAGTTATTGCATTAGCTTCGGAATTTGAAGGTCAGATACTTAATGCTAAACTTCAAGATGAAAGAACCGCTATTGCTGAAGAATACAAAGACCTTTACGATGGGTTGCTTCAAACATCTATAGACTTAAATGCTGAGGTTGAAAAAGGGAATCTAAAGGAATCCGAAAGGCTTACATTCAACAAAGAGGTAGAAGAAGAAATTGAGAAGATAAAATCAAGAAAAGCTAAGATTGAAGATGGTGAGCTAAAAAATCTAGAGATAAAGAAAAATACAGGAATCGAACTTACTGATGATGAAAAAATAAAACTAAGTGTTTTAAGCGCACAAGCAGATGCCTTAGATACTCAGATAGGTAAGCTACGAAACATTGAGGTTTTATCAGGTAAAGAAAAGAAAGCTGCTAAAGAAAAGTCTGATACATTTAACGATGAAATTAAAAACCTAGAGAAGTCTATAGTATTTCAAAAGGAAATCTTAAGGAATAGATTGGAAACAAATGAAGCTATTCGTATTGGGCTAGAGGCTGATTTAGAAAGAGCTAAGACTGATGAGGAAAGATTTGAGATACAAGAAAGGATAAGAGAACTAGAGTCTAGAAGTTTAGAAGCTCAAGAGAATGCTTACAACACTATTGTTGGATTGGTTGCTCAGTACCAAGGTAAATTACAAGAGGCAGGTCTAAGTACAGAAGAAACTGCAAAAGCTGCCAAGAAGCTAGAAAGCATCTTATTGGGAGTATCAGGATTGGATGTAGGTTTTAAAGAACTTGCTGATTCCGCTAAGAGGTTTGCTAAAGATTTCAAGAAAACCTTTGGTGAGCAGCTAAAGGATGGTAAGGAGCTTACAGAATCTCAACAAGAATTTGTCAACACATATATTGATGGATTGATTGAGAAGTTTGGTACAGCATCACCTGAACAGAAAGAAGCATTAAGAGGTATTCTTTCATCGTTGTTATTTGCAGGAGGGGATGAAGATGAGTTTAAAGACATAGCCTTTAAGGTTATCAAAGATGTACTCAAAGAAGCAGAAGATGTATTTGACGAGTTTAACGAAACATACTTAGAAAACAAGAAAGCGGTATACGAAGCAGAGCTTGACGAGCTAAAAAGAAAAACTCAAATCGAGCAAGACATACTTAAAGCTCAATTAGATAATCAGTTAATTACAGAATCTCAATTTAGAGCTAAATCTTTAGAGCTTCAAAAAGCACAGTTGGCTAAAGAGAACACAATTAACAAAAAGATATTTGATGCCGAAAGAAAGCAGGAAAGAAACGAAGCTATTGCTGATGGTTTTGTAGGTGTTACTGAAGCAACGATTAATGCATTTTCAACATACAAAGACCCTATCACTGCAAGTATTGTTGCAGCTATCATGGGTTCTGCAATTATTGGTGCTACAGCACTTAAGTTAAGTGCAATCAACCAAAGAAAGTTTGTCCCTAAAAAGTTTGCCGAAGGGGGTATGGTATCAGGTCCTTCACACAACGAAGGCGGCGTACCATTTAGTGTACAAGGTCAGGGAGGCTACGAAATGGAAGGTGGTGAGTTTATTGTAAACAAACGTGCTACTGCTAAACACTACGACCTCTTACAACGCATCAACGACTCATACCGTACAGCTCCTAAAATGGGTCGTATGAAGTTTGCGGATGGTGGTTTGATTAACAGCCCTATGAATGAAAGTGTAGATTACCTAAAGGCTATTGCTGATGCAACAACTCAATCAGCGATACAAGGAAGTAAGCCTGTACGAGCATTTGTTTCTGCTAAAGACCTGAGAACAAATGAAAACGAAAGAAGACTAAGAGATAGAAACGATAGAATATAATGGCAGATTTAGTATTTAAACAAGGAATTGACAGTACACGATTTGGTGTGGCTCTCAATCTTACATCTTCAAACACTCTTAGAGAGGATGTTGCATCAGGAGCATACCAAGCTAGAGACGTGGTTAGGATTTTATACACTCCATCAGGGAGCTTTCAAAGAGCTGTCTACGCTGTATGTACAAATGCTGTAGGTGCTGCTGAGTTTACATTTGACGAAAACATATATCCTGTAGGTCAACCCTCTATAACAGGTGACATATATTTGTATAATAGTGCAGATGTAGCAGACACAGGCTCTTATAGAATCGGTGTAGATGTAGAAAATGGATTGTATTCAAAAGCATACTTGCAATACGAAAACAATATTACCTATTCATTAATTATACCAACTAAACGAAGAGAGTACTTTGGAGCAGCATCAACTATTGTAACGCAATCAAATGTTGCTTTTGCAGATTTATGTGATAACAAAGCGTATGGTGTAGGTTTGTCAGAAGCATCCCTAACCAATCTAAACAACAAATTTAAGTCTTCATTAGAGTTTAACATCGCTACACGTTAGTATGGATTTTAAGTTAGAAATAAGTACAGATAATACAAACTATTATTCCGTAGACCTATTCCCTAATTCTGAGTTAGAATATAATGTGGATTTTTATGACAGCCTTGAGATTGATAAAATCAAACTACCATTCTCAAGTAACATAAAGATACCGCTCACTACTTTAAACAAAGCTTCTAATAGGTTCAACTACGACCCACTAACTAGTGCAAAAGAAGATTTCCCTAAAGGTGATTACTATTTTAAGCTAACTATCTATGGTACTAGTAATACAATTATTGAAGGTATACTAAATGTTACAAGCATTGAATACAATAGTGGTGAGCCATACATTGATGTTCAGCTAAACGACTTTGTAACAAAGTACATCAACGACTTAAAGAATGTACAGCTCTACGAGATATATGATGCCAATAGCGGTAGCTATGGTACTTACTACAGACAGAACAATGAATTTAATGTATTCTTCACTAATACCGTTGGAGGTGGTGAAGCAGGTATTCAAGGTACTAATCCTTCACTAAGACCGATTATATTCCCTTATGTGGATTTTGTAAACGATGTACACGGGAAGTTTGGTTATGCAGCGAGACAGTTTACAGAGTATGGTGTTGGATTAGACAGAGCAGGTATTATACCTGTGTTTAATGTAAAGGAGTTTATCTACCACCTAGAGCTATATTTAACCGCTCAAGGTTTTACTACAAGAGTGGATAGTGCATTATTTGCACAAAACTATGCAGAAGCTATTCCCGACTTTGAAGCTGAGAAATTACACTTCCTAGTTCCTGCAAAGCTTGAAGCTGATAAAGATACAAATACTAGATTTTTTAGACTTCGTCAATCTCCTTATTGGACAGGAACTAACGAAGACCTTTACACCGACTTCAGAAACGATGACCCTACAGTAACAAAAGATTTTGTAACTCCTTGGTTTTGGGGTAACGAAACATTTGGAAACTACGGTCCTTCGGCAGAAGGTGGTGAACAAGCTGTAGCCAATGTGTATGGAGCAGACATTACTGATGACCCCTATCCTGAAGATGAACTATTTGGATATGAGCGTGGGTACTTTGCACCACATATGTCTTTCAGTGCAAATATTGAACTTGATTCAGGAGGTCCATTAGCTGTTATTAACGAGATAGAATATGAAATCCCTGTAGTCAATGAAGACAATATGGTTGGCAACATATATGTCGGTGATTCTAATATGACATTTAACCTATTCGTAGGTGTGTTTGAGGATGGGAGTATGGTTAAAAAAATCCGTATGGAGGATGTTAATGGAAACCCATATACTCTTGAAGCTGATAGAGCTGCTGCTGTTGCAGGAAATTCTGAAAAGACCAACCACGGTAGTGGTGTTACCTATACCTTCTTTGAAGAAACAAACAGCTCAAAAGGAGTTATATTAGAGGCGAATGATTTTCCATCATATACTGATATGTTAAGATGGGATTTAGCAGACCTTGGTCAACAAGAGGTTTACTTTCCTAGTGGAGAAGAAATTATTATCAATGGAGAAAGCAGATATGGTGTCAATTATTTTTTAGAACCTGTTGATGGTGAATTAAGGGTAAGATACAGCACAGATGTCACACCTCATGGTAGCTCACATTCTGATGCAGATACACCTGTTACTTCGTTTTTAGATTCATCAGCAATAAGAAAAGCTATCACTCGTATTCCTGATTATGGTCAGTTAAACATAGCGTTTATAGCAAATGCAAACTTCAATCCATACTTCTCGAATGATGAGTATAACATTAAGGAATCTTTACAAAATACTTGTACAACTACAGCTTATGATGTGTTGCTAGGTATTTGTAAGCGATTCAACTGTGGCATTTTTTACGAGTACGATAGCGTAGCCTCAAAGAATGTACTACGCATAGACCCACTACACCTTGTTCGCAGTGGTGTTCAAAATGTCGACCAATATATTGATGACCTAAAATCAGCAAAGGTTTATATCGGTGGTGATAAGATTAAAAACCTATCACTAAACAACAAAGACTTTGGATTGTATTACGATGATGAAGATGGTGATGGCACTACCATAGGGTCTACAACACAAGAGATTAATACTGATGGTGTATCTGATTTAGATATAGACTTTAAAACAGCAATATATTATAAGTCTGTTTGTGGAGATGCTACAGATGATACCTTAAACCAAAACTATGTAAATGGTGTGGTTAGCGAAAAGGAGATAGGCTTTACGCCAAACCTATTCACTCCTTACACAGATATAGGTATGAGGTTTGCGTATGTAGATAAACCACTATACAAGACCAATCTTAAAGTACCGTTTGCTATAACAAAATATCAGAGGGCTAATCTATACACAAAGACACAACGTATCTACAAGGATTGGAGTCAATTTGTATTTAATGGTAGACTAAGACATTTTAATCTTCAAGATTGGAATCTATTGGCTGAAGACGAAAGTGGGAACACTACAGACTACTATACTTTTTATACAGACAATGAAAAAATTAAATACAGTAATACGCCTACTGTAGAATTTGATATGGTAGTTCCTACAAGTGACTTAGCTGATTTAGATTTCTTGTTACAAGACTTTACAGCAACACTCATTACACAAGAAACAATCGCAGTTAAAGAAGCTAGCGGTGATGTCTATGAAGACTACGCCTATCTAACAATCAAGGGAATACTTAAATAATTGTAGATTATACAAATGGCTACTTATAACGACTATCCTCAATCAGCTACTAACAACGCAAAGAAAGTTCTTGCGTGGAAGGAGAAGTATGGTGATGAAGTAAAAGGAATGACTTCAGTGGGTTGGACTCGTGCAAAACAGTTAGCCTCAAGAAGAAAGCTATCATATGATACTATTGCTCGTATGGCTGCATTTAATCGTCACAGAAAGAATGCTGAGATTGACCCTAAATATAAGGACACTCCTTGGAAGGATAGAGGTTATGTTGCTTGGCTTGGGTGGGGAGGAACTTCAGGCATTAATTGGGCGATTAAAAAAGCTGAGTCAATCCGAAAAGGAACAGTTAAGGCTAGTGCAGACATCGCTAACCTCCCGTGGGGTAATCGCAAAAAACAGGATGATTACGCAACACAGGGTAAGAATGGAAGCATTAAGAAAAACTAAGAAGAATGGATAACTTACCATTATTTGATATATCGTTAGAAGATATTGCACAGGGGATGTACAAGATTTCTCTTGTAGACAAACCTGCTATTGAGGAAAACTTCATCTACTTCAACGAAGTTGAGCGAGTGCAGATGTTTTCTAATGACGAGAAGAAAGAAGTTGTAGGACCAATTATGATTCCTAACAAGGAAATCCTACGATTCAGTCCTGATATGGGATACTACTATGTACGCTTCACAAAGGAGACAATCGAAGAGATTATGTACAAGTATTCTAAAGAAGGGTTGTTTAACGCATTTGGTGTTAACCACTCATACGATACTGATGACGTGGTAATGCTAGAAGTTTGGATGAAGGAAAGTGATAACGATAAGTCAAAAGACTATGGTTACGACCTGCCAAACGGAACAGTATTCGTAAAGGCTAAGATTGAGTCTGACGAATTGTTTGCTTCGATTAAGAGTGGAGAGATTAATGGTTTCTCTATCGAGATTAAAGCTGATATTAAACCAACAAATAATAATGAACAAATGAATGAATTTGCTTTCGCCAAAGAACTTGGTAAGTTGGAGGCTCAATTTGAGGCTATGATGAACAAGTACGAGGCACGCATTGAAGCTTTGGAGAACGAGAACAACGTACTCCTAGAAGCTGTAACATCTTTTGAAGATAAGTTCGCTGGCGTTGAAGACTTAAAGTCTGCTATAGAAATGATTCAAAAGCACATTGAAGGTATGACTGAATCTGAAGAAGATATGGGCGTACACGAAGATGAGGAAAAAGAAGAGATGGCTTCTGACAAGGAAGAAGAAGAAATGAACTCTGAAGAAAAAGAAGAGGAAATGGTTTCTGAAGACAAGGAAGAAGAATCTTACGAGGCTACTGAAGAAGAGGTTAACGAAACAGAAGTTGAGGAGCAATTTGCTGCTGAACAGAAAGAAGAGGAAGCTGAAGAAACAGTAGAAGACAAGACAGTAGTTTTTAATGGTATCACTCCTGAAAAAGTGAATATGATTAATAACTTCTTTAATCGCAAGTAATTATTGTAAATTAAGTAAAACGAACTTTTTTAAAATTCATATAAAATGAGTATTTCTATTTCTTCATTGCCATATGGTGACAGACGTCCTGACCTGTTTATCGATGCAATGGTAAAATCAGCGGCTGTATTAAACCGCTTCCGTCTAATTGACGGTGTAAAAGCTAAAGTAAACGTACCAATCTTTGATGCTTCATTGACTTTCGGTAACGACCTTTGTGTATTTGATTCTCAATCTACTGCTTCAGTAGGTGAAAAAGAGATGACTGTTGAAACTTACAAGTGGGCTTTCCTAAACTGTAAGGATGCACTTGAGTCTTCTTACCGTGGCTTGTTGTTGAAGCAAGGTCAGCACAATCCTGAAACTATGGATGCTGAATTTAAGGATTGGGTATTTGACTACTTCGCAAAACTTTCTGCACAGAAGGCTTTGGAACTAGCAGGTACTGAAATCACTACTGAGTTGGCTGCAGATGCTGACGTATTGGACTACGATACTAACGCTACTATCAGCTCTTCTAACATCCTAAGTTTGATGGAAGGTGCTTACGGTACAATGAGTGACGTAATGTTGGCAGCTGTTTACGGTGACGCTGACCGTGACTTCAAACCTGCTTACTTCTTGGGTACTGCTGCTATGCAAGCTTACCAAATCGCTATCGCTGGTTTGTACACTACCACTCCTCAAGGTGTTGTAGAAGGTGGTATTCCTAACTACTACGGTATGGAAGTTATCCACATGGCTTCATTGCCTGCTGACGAGTTTGTTATCTCTGCTCCACAGAACATCGTGATGTTGACAGATGACTACAATGACGTACGTGCTATCGATATGAAGTACGAAGCTGAATTGTCTTCTGATAAAATTTGGGGTCAGTTCAAGCTTGGTTTCTCTTACTTGAAGGGTGAGGAAATCGTATACGCAAAGAACTTCGCATAATAATTGAATAATAACGGAAGGGCTTTTAGCCCTTCCTTTAATACCCTATAAAAAATGGCTTGTACTGTAACTCTTGCTGATATTAATTACACTTGTGATGACTTGGGTGTTGGTGGTATTGTTGAACTTCATATTGCTAATCGTTTAAGTGCTGAGGCTGCTTTGCAATACGACACTGATACTCGTGTTGTTAGTGCTGCATCTGCTGCTATCTCAGACGTTGTAAACATAGGATTTAATCTTAAAGATGGATTTTCTGTGTTTAGTGAAGTAAAGACTGTTAACGCTGACGGAACTACTACTACCGTACCTACAATCTCTGTAGAGCTTCCTAAGATGGATGCTGATAAAATTACTGCATTGAACCAAATCGCTAAAGGCGGTGCTGAATTAGTTGCTCTTGTTAAGACTGCTGCTGGAACTTACCACGTTAGTGGTTTGGACTACGGTCTATACGCTTCAACTGTAGACGGAAATTCAGGAACAGGACGTGGTGAAAAGAACCGCTTCCAACTTACTCTAACAGGTGAGGAAAATGGATTGTCTTACAGCATCACTGAAACTTTGTTTGCTACTGCAACTGCATAATAGCAAATCTTGTATATTAATACAAGGGGAGTGGAGTAATCCTCTCCCCTTTTTTAATAAAATAATATGGCATTTAACTGTTCGGTGGCATTAGCTAACTTAGACGTAAATTGTTTAAGTAAAAATAATGGAGGTATTAAGCGTGTAGTTCTCGGCTTAAAAGAAGACCTTTCTTTATCTTTAGACACGTCCGAAGAGAATGTTTTATTAGGTTTAACTCTTTCTGAGTTTGTTGTTTTTGAGCACAATAAAAAAGATGGTGCAACATACTTCAAGGAAACGAAGTCAATAGAACAAGGAAATGGAGTTGTAAATACAGAGATATTAGTTCGTCTTCCCGCTATTGATAGTAAGATTAATAAGATAGAACAAATGTCTTATAGAAACGATATTGTTTGTATATTATATCACAACAATGATTCTGTTACAGTAAGTGGTTGGAAAAGAGGTTTAGATATGAATTACAGTGCTTCAAGTGGTTCTTCAATATCTAATATATCTTACGTTGATGTGACTTTATTTGGAGAATCTTGGTATTCTTCTTTAGCTACAACAGATGAATCTATCATATCTTTAGGAGATACTTGGGCTAGTACAAGCACAGTTTGGAGTAACACAAATATTATTTGGTCATAATGAATTTAACAAACGAAACTATACAGCAGACATACGGAAACCTATTGACAATAGGAACTACTGCTGGCACACCAACTCAAGGAACACTCCAAAATGGAGCAGGTCAAAATGTTAGTAACTTAACGCTAGATGAGTTAGAAGTAAACAAGCTTATACAAACTCAAGCGACTATTGCTGCGAGTGGAACATCTCTTTCATCAGCAACACTATTGACAGCAGGGGTAAACCTTGTTACTTCTTCGGATGTAAATAATATTGCTGTTAAATTACCTCAACCCCAACTTGGCCTTGTAATAAATATAGTAAACACTTCAACAAGAGATATTAAAGTATACCCTTATTCTTCTACGGACAGTATTTTAGGCCGTCCTGCAGGGGAGGCTTATACTATTCCAGCAGACGGTCAGCTATACCAAGTTGTTTGTGTACAGAATCCTAACGTGGGCGTTTGGAGTGTAGTAACTCCTTACAATGGAGTATCAGCCGTAAAGAACTACACTGTTGATATGGTTGTAGGTGACGGAATTGGAACTACCGTAGGTACAGGAGGTGG